AGAATGCGCATCTGCACACATTACTACGTAACTAGCCAAACTGTGTGGAATTTCATGGTGATCTTCGAAGTTGTATTTCATTTGATTTCCTCTCATACCTTAGTATACATCATAATTGAAACAGGGTCAACAACTTTTTTCAAAAACTTTTTTTAAAATAATTGTTTTTTAGTGTTGACCTTTTTGATAAACGGTAGTATACTATATTAATAATGAGGAGAGCAGATATGACACATACATTTGACGAGACCATTATTTCAGATCTTCATAAGGAAGCAAGAGGATTTCGTCCTCGTGCTGGTAACTGGTTCTGCGATAAGTGGGACAGTGCCGACGATGATGGCAAGCAAGCCATCTGGGATGGTCTTATTGCAGAAATGCAAGAGAATGATCTGGCAGCTGCCGATCATGAAGCAGCTTGCTTGATTGAGTTCAAGCAGCTTGTAGCCACCACCATTGAGAATGGTGCTGGTGATGAGATCACCGCTCTTAGGTGGTTGATTCAGGATGGTCGTCAAATCGACCATGGTCAAGACATCGATCACTTCTTTTGGGAGTACGGTGTTCTCCATACTGAGTATGGTAAGGAGTGTGCTGCTGCTCTCCTAAAAGTTTTTGAAAAAGAATGGAAGGAGCCGGATCAGCCGTTGACCGAAAGTGATTTACGTGTATAATAAGAGAATGAACAACTTAATAGGAGACTTGAATGTCACATAATCTTGAAGTAGTAAATGGTGAAGCACAGATGGCCTACACTGGAGAAGTTCCATGGCATGGTCTAGGTGTTAAGGTTGAAGAGAATCTTAGTCCTGCAGAGTTCCAAAAAGCTGCTGGTCTTGATTGGGATGTTATTGAGCGTCCTGTGTATGCAGAGTTCAATGGCAAACGTATTGAGTCAGGTCATAAGATGCTGATTCGTGAGACTGATGCTAAGCCTCTTACAATTATCACTGGTGATTGGAATCCAGTACAGAATTCTGAGGCTTTCGAGTTCTTCAATGAGTTCTGTGAAGTTGGAGCCATGAGAATGGAAACTGCTGGTTCATTGAAAGGTGGACAGTGGGTCTGGGCTTTGGCTAAGATGACTGATACATTTGAATTGTTCGGTGGCGATTCCATCGAAGGATATCTTCTATTCTCTAACCCACACATTTATGGTCGTGGGATTGATATCCAACAGACTCTTACAAGGGTTGTATGTAACAATACTATTAATGTTGCACTACAAGGTCCTTCTAAGAATAAGGTTCGATTCAATCATCGTCGTGCTTTTGATGCTGATCTAGCTAAAGAACTTCTTGGTCTAGCTGCTGATAAGATGCAGTCCTTCAAAGATATGGCTCAGTTCTTAGGAACCAAGTCTTACAAGGATGAAATTGTAGCAGACTACTTCGATGAAGTGTTCCCTGGCTACTCTAAGAAGACAGAAGATAAGAAGTCTTCTAAGAATGCTTTGAGAGCTTTTGAAGTACTTGAGACACAGCCTGGAGCAGAATATGCTAAAGGTACATGGTGGCAGGCTCTTAATGCTGCTACTTACTTGGTCGATCATGAGATCGGTAAGTCTCAAGAGTCTCGTTTGATCTCTAACTTCTACGGATCTAACAAGCAGCTAAAGACTCGTGCTTTAGAGAAAGCTCTTGAATATGCTTCCTAAAATTGTTCTAGTAGCCGCTTCAGTTGCTCTGATGAGCACTGGAGCAATGGCTGCTGGACCTGATCCTTGTAATGTGAGAAAAACTACCACTGTCACAACAGACAAGAATGGTAAGGAGATTCTCACTAGCAAGATTACTGCGGACTGTGGTTTTGATGCTAATGCTCTTGAAAGAACAAGAAAGCTAGAATCAACATTGCGAGAAGTCCAAAACAGACTCCATTACATTGAAGAACGTCAAAAGCCTGTTGTAGTTGCTAAGGTACCTAAGGCTGCTCCTGTGGAACCAGTACAGGAAGTAGTATTATTAGGACCTGTTGACAAAGATCCGCTTTTGATAGACTATAAAGGTAAGCGAGTACCTCGATGGAACACTAAGGCGTTTCTTAGAGGATTTTTCAACGGCCTGCGTGAAGGGAATTCATAATGAATAGGTCAATTAAGATTGGTGTAACTGGGTTAGGTCTGTTAGGCTTAACTGCTTGTGGATCTACAAACATTTCTAGTTTGTCTGAGACACCACCTTATGGAGCTAAAGCTCTGTATAACTACAATGTGAAAGCTAATAAGGAACAAGTTGAAAAGATTCCTGATTGGTATCTGAAGATGCCTAAGTCTGAGGATAGTATCTATGCTGTAGGAACTTCTGCTACACCAGATCTACAATTGTCTGTTGATATGGCTATACTAATGGCTAAGACTACTCTGGCTGATAGGTTTCAGAGTCAGTTGAGATCTCAGACTAAAAACTTTATTGCTAAGGTTGGTTCTACAGCTGTAGACACCTCTGTAATAAATGAGCTTGAAAGAGTGACTAAGAATCTAGTTGCTGATACTGATGTCTCTGGCTACAGCTTAGTTGAGAATGTTGTACAGTCTGCTGGTAATCAGTTCCGAGCTTATGTACTACTGAAGTATAATGATGAGGAAGCTAGTAAAGTTCTCATGAATCGTCTCAAGAAAGATAGGATGTTAATGGCTAAGATCCGATCTAACACAGCATTTAAAGAGTTAGATAAGAATGTTGCTGCATCTAAGAAGGAGACAAGGAGTGATCAAGAAGCTGTCATTAAGTCTTATACTAACCAGTAGTATTTTAGTGAGTCCGGCTCAAGCCATTGAGCCGATCTCTATTGCCGCTAGTGTAGTTGGTGGATCTATCTTTTGTAAAATGATATCATGCAAGACCGTTGTCAATAAGACGGAATTGATTGATCTTTATAAGACTAGACAACATCAACAAGCGCGCTTCGAGGATATCAGAAAGAATGGATTAAAACTAAACTTTGATGAGAAGTTTTGCAGGTCTATTCCTGATACTGAGGGTGCAATGTGTTATGAAAATGGAAAATGGAGTATGAAATAATGGAAACTGTATTAGTAGTTAGTGGAGTGATGTTTGCACTTCCTTTGGCATTCATGGCAGCATATGGTATCATAGGTACCACAGTTGACTTGGCTCAATTCGCTATGGAGGGTGTTATAAATATAGTGACATTCCCTTTCACTTAGGAGTATATAATGGTATCAAGAAATGAAGTATTTGTCTTCCTGGATCAGTTAAGAGCATCCGGGAAGGTAAATATGTTTGAAGCGCCAAAGCACTTAGAACATAGATTTGACATGACCCCAGAAGAAGCCAAGATGGACTTCTTTCAATGGACACAACATTTACAGCGAGATGAAGATGCGAACAGCAAAGAGATCGACACGAGCGTTGCCGAAGGATGGGGCACCAAAGAAGAAGATACGAAAGATCAGGAAGCCGCTAACTCCTGAACAGAAAGCTGAACGCGTTGAGCGTTTAGCTAAAGCTCGTGCAGCTAAAGGTCCTTCTGAACATAAGTCTGTACACTCATCTGTAAGTAGAGATGATAAAGATCCAGTTAATGTCACTACTGTCAGAAAGTGGATCAGATCTAATCAAGAAAGACTAGCAGCTGCAAAAGCAAGCCTCAAGCTCAATGAAAAGAATAGAGAGCTGAACAATGAGGTTAATATTCTCGACACCTATGTCCACAATATGCAATCATATCTCCGTACTGGAGTATGGTTGGACCATAGGTGGGGTGAGAATATGGAAGGCAGAATCAATAGTATTGTAAGAGTTAATGCATATCATTGGCATCCTGCTGATCCATTTATTGGTATGGTCAAACGTCAAGTAGGTACATGGTATCAAGATATTGGTCTATGGACACAAGAGATGCATGAAGAATACTATGGTATACCTGAGTTTGATGACGTAAAGCCTAAAACAAAAACAAAGGTAAAGAGAAAAACTAAGGCACGAAAGAAGCCTAAATAACAAGTAAACAATGTTAGAGGGCTATATATGTCGAATGTAATTGCGTTTCCCACACACAAAGTTGGTTTACGTCCTCCGCAAAATGAAGCTGAACTCAAGGCTCATGCGGAAGCTATAAGAACTAAGTTTATACAAGACCATGCTACTGACTTTGCTTTTGATGTATTCAGATCACTAGAAACGCATGGGTTTGACCTTCGAAGCAGCACTGATATAAAATATGATCTTGTATTAATCAGTGAAGCTATTAAGTCTGCAATGTGCAGATCTCTTGAGCAAAAACATCCTCTACAAGAGTTTGCTCAAAACATCATTAACTTGAAAGATGCTGATATCAGCTTTGATGATTTTGATGAAGAGGATGGCTAACACAAAGGAATAGTTATGATTTTAGTTGATATGAACCAAGTGATGATTTCTAATCTGATGGCACAGATAGGAAGTCACCATAACGTGGAACTTAATGAAGACCTAGTTAGACATATGGTTCTGAATTCTCTTAGAGGATACAGAAACAAATTTACAGAACAATATGGTGAGTTAGTAATATGCTGCGATGATAAGAACTTCTGGCGTAAGAAGCTATATCCATATTACAAAGCCAATCGTAAGAAAGCAAGAAATGAATCTGATCTTGATTGGAGTAATCTATTCTCGTGTTTGAATGCTATCAGAGAAGAGATAAGAGAGTACTTTCCATATAAAGTTATACAGGTTGAGTCTGCTGAGGCAGATGATCTCATAGCTACTATCATTCATGACATTGAGGGTTCTCATCTTATGAATGGTCATTCTAAGCCAGTGTTGATTATGTCTGGTGACAAAGACTTTATACAGCTTCACAAGTACAGTAATGTAAGTCAGTATGACCCAGTACGTAAGCGTTGGATCAAGCATGACAATCCTGAGAAGTATTTGATTGAACATATTGCCAAGGGTGACCGAGGTGATGGTGTACCAAACATCTTATCTAAGGATGATTGCTTTATCAATGGTAGACAAAAGCCATTGCGTTCAAAAGTACTAAATACTTTTATTGATATGAGAAATATTGAAGAAATAGAGAACTACCATACTGATCATATAACTAATTGGAACAGGAATAGACGACTCGTTGACTTGTCTCTTGTTCCAGACTATATTAAAGATGAAGTGAAGAAGCAATACAATGAGGAATTTGAACCAAAGCGTGATCAGCTCTATACATATTTCCTCAACAAGAAACTTAAAGGATTAATGGAAAACATAGGTGATTTTTAATGGCTTATACTAAAGCTCTGTATGAGATAATTGACGAAGTTAGGAAATCTAAAAACGTTAAAATAAAAGCTGAGATTCTAAAAGAAAATGAATCTACAGCACTAATCGACTTACTACAACTGACATACAATCCTGGTATCAAATGGTTGCTCCCAGAAGGTGAGCCTCCATATAAACCAGCTGAAGGTGTGAATGAAGATGGTGAAGGAACAGATCTCGAAGGTGCCTTGATAGGCAAGATGAGAATGATGAAGTACTTCATTTCAGTTGATGGTAATATACTAGAACCAATCAAACCAGCAAGAAGAGAGGTAGTGTTTATACAGCTCCTTGAAACTGTAGCCCCCAAGGATGCTAAGTTAATTTTAGAAATGAAAAGTGGAGCAATCAAAGGTGTTTCCACTGGTGTGGTAGAAAAGGCTTTCCCCCAGATCCAAACAAAATAGGAGGCTAATATGAGTCCCGTCAAATCATCCCCCTTCATGTATGAGTATGATGAAGGAGAAGAGAAGAAGTCTATGAAGTTCAAAAAAGCTATCAATGCTCGTAAGAAGAAAAACAAAGTGAATGCAGCTCTTCGTACAAAAGATGTGCAATATATTATGGATATGGAAGACGAAATCTAGTGCCAACTTATACTATTGAAGACACCAAGACAAACAAAACATATGATGTGAATGTAAAGTGGGAAGAACTCCAAGAGCTCTTAGTACGACATCCCCATCTAAGAAAAGTAATAACAGCTCCTAACATTATTGGTGGTGTTGGAGGCTTCAAGACAGACTCAGGATGGAAGGACCTTCTGAAGACTGTTAAAAAAGGATCTGGCGCCGGTAATACGATTGATATTTGACATGGCTCGTAGATTAACTAAGCGTCAGAAGCGTATGCTGCGTCAGGATGGGCTGTTGGATGAACACAATGAAGTGCGACAGGGTAAGTTCAATCTTATTGACATTGAAGGTGCATTTGATCTAACTGATACTCAAGAACAAGTTATGGATGCATATGAGTCTGGTAAGCACCTAGTGTTACATGGTATGGCAGGCACAGGTAAGACCTTCCTTTCAATGTTTCTTGCATTGAATGAGATACAGAACAATCCTATTGGTGATGGGCCTCAGAAAGTATTCATAGTTAGGTCAGTAGTCCCCACAAGAGACATGGGGTTTTTGCCTGGCAATTGGCAGCAGAAGTCTGCGGTTTATTCAGAGCCATATAGACAGATAGCCAGTGAGTTATACGGACGTGGTGATGCATATGATATACTATCTAACAAGAACATGGTAGAGTTTATCACTACTAGTTTTGTAAGAGGTACAACATTCCGTAACTGTGTTATTGTTGTAGATGAAATGAACAATATGAACTTCCATGAGCTTGACAGTCTTATAACCAGAGTAGGTGAGAACTGTAGGATAATATTCTGCGGTGATTACAGACAAACAGACTTGACTCTTGAACAAGATAAGAATGGTTTGAAGCAGTTTCAAAAGATACTAAATAACATCGAGTCATTTGCAAGTTTTGAATTTGGAGTAGATGACATAGTGAGATCCGGTATAGTCCGGGAGTATATTATTGAAAAGAGCAACCTTGGGTATGTTTAAGCACACATTAGTTGAATTTGATGAACTTGAAACTGTAACAGAAGATAAGAAAAGATTTTATCTTACACCAGAAGGCAATAAGTATCCTTCTGTAACTACTGTGTGTAGTCTAGCCACTATTGATAGTATCAAGAAGTGGCGTAAGAGAGTTGGTAACGAACAAGCCAATAAGATATCATCTAAGGCCTCATCACGAGGTACTAAGGTGCATAAGTTGGTTGAAGACTATGTTAACAACAAAGAACTAGACTTTGAGAATGTACTACCAGTTAATCTGTTTATGTTCAAACAGATCAAGCCTATATTAGATACTTACCTAGAAAATGTCTATGCAATAGAATGTCCATTGTATAGTGACTACCTTGAGACTGCAGGTCGTGTTGATTGTATTGGTACATTCAAAGGTAAGCCTGCCATCATTGACTTCAAGACAGCTAACAAAAGAAAGCAGCGGTCTTGGATTCACAATTACTTTATGCAAGAAGCAGCTTATGCAGTTATGTTTGAAGAACGTACTAAGATACCTATCTCAAGAATAGTAACTGTTATTGCTGTAGAACAAGATGAACCCCAATTGTTTATTGAAAAGAGAGATGACTATATCAATCTCTTTCAACAATATAGATCTCTTTATAAGGAGAAGTACAGTGTATAAAATATTAGTTGGTGTGCTAATCTCATTGTTTATTAGTACAGCAGCATTTTCTAAAGATCGTGGATACATGAGCAGTAAACCAGCAGCATGCATGGAAACAAATGCAATGTTAAAAAAGTTTACTGATGATAAAAACGAACAAGTTGTCTTTAAATACAATGATCCAATACACAATACAATAGGTATGATATTCTACAATCCAGTACTAAAAGTAGTCCATGCTGTTGAGCTTGCTCCAGCTAATGGAGGTGTCAATGCTTGTGTGATTGTATTTGGTAAAGACGTAAAAGCTATTACTTGGAAATCGACAGAGTAGCTTCTGGAAATTTTTCTTTCCATTCATCTACACTAATATACTCAATGGGTGGGGTGTGATTCCCTTCCCATGCAAGTACTTGCCATGCTTTCCAATTGTCTTCATCTGGGAATGTCTTGAACATTTTGTCCTTGACTACATTGAAGCTCGTATTGTATTGCTTGTTGAAAAACTTACATATAACATTCAATGGTCTTATTCTTTGGACATGTTCCATTGTCATGATCATAGAGTTTCTACCAGATGATGCCATTTCTCTTTGTGTAGGAAACAAATAAGCTGATTTAGCCGGCCAATCAGCCTTGTATACGCCTCTCTGAACCGGTCCAAGTAGCTCACTGGTCCTCTTACGGAACTTAGGTGCTACATAAAGTCTTGACATAACTCTATAGATACCAACAGGAAAGTTATGCTTTTGTACAGCTGCACAACACCATATCTCACCATCTATCTTTGAGAATGTCCACATAGGATATGTTTTCCAGAAGTCTTTATCAAGTAGATAATCAAACCAATCAGCATTACGATCGGCCATTCCTAACTCTCTTTGTTCAATTAGGAACTCTCTGAACTCTTCTTGATTGTCTGGTGTTAGTTTTTCACTAGTAGGAGCCGAATACTTTGTCACAGGATAACCTCACTCTTTTTACATACTCTCTTTGTTTCTTTGTTAAAGCAAACTCATCTTCTACAGTTTCAAGCAGCTCTTGAAGTTCAGTTACAGTTTTGTATACATTATATCTACCTTGGTCAGATATCTTATCCCATACCAGATTGGCACCGGACTCTATTTTTTTTCTTTCCATGAATTCTTCTGGTGACATATCAACCCCCATTTGCTAAGCCTTCCAAAAATATCTTCCATTGCATAGACCTAACATCCCAATTGTAGAATGCATCGGTGTATTGCTTCTGCATATGTAATCTATCTTGTAGTGCACTATCATCTACTAATGATACTGCGTTAAACAAGTTCTGTGCAAAGATCTGAGCATGATCATTAGCTACTTCATGTACTGGATACATCATAGTCCAGTTAGCAGCTGTCTCTGGTAACCCAGCAAACGAACTATGAACACATAATAACTTTGCTGACATAGCTTCCATGAGAACCATACAACTTGTCTCAGGCCACACACATGGGTATGCGAGGATATGCATCTTCTTCAGGTTTTCTCTCATCTCTGCATTTGGTACAGCTCCATGATAATGAATACCTTCTGTGTTCTTACACTTATCAATTAATGCTTTGTGCTCCTTGTCTCTCTCAGGCCACCCATACAACTTGAAACTAGAGTATACATGTAGATTAACTGGTTTCTTTATACTCTGAAAGTGATTGTTTCTCATCTCCTCAAACACAGGAACCAATATATCCAACCCTCTATGTGGTGTTGAAAAGTATACGAGATTGATTTCATCTGTTGGCTTTTCATGATCTTCAATTGGATCAATAGCATTTTGAAGAACATAACCTGATGAGTGAGGTATACCAAGATGATACATATAGTCTTGAAATTGCCAATGAGATACAAACACAAGTTTGTCATACTTCTCATGACCACCATCTTTCAGATGTTCAACTTCAGGATCTTGTGCTAGATCATGACACCAAAGTATCTTCTTCTTATCTTCTTTTAGCTTACGAGGTCTTGAACAAATAATTTGGAATTGATCAATCAGATCTTTTGGCATCTCCTTATACAATCTATTTTGCATAAGCTCGGTACCACCCCAAGCATTTTTATTCAACTCATTTTTTTCTGGACCACTGTCCATTATTGTCAATTTTACCATAATAAATTATCTTCCGCTCTGTACTGATTCCTCAACATATACTTTGAAGTCATCAAAGCCACCAATGTGTAGGTTACCAACAAATATTTGTGGAACAGTAGTTGTTCCAGGAGGTACTTTTGAAAGTAACTCATCTCTGTGGTGTGGATGTGATTCAAGATTAAGTTCTTCGTATGGAAGACTCAATGAATCCATAAGTGCCTTTGCTGCATCACAAAAGCCACATAGATCTCTGGTGTAAATAGTATATAGTGCCATCATTTATTCCTCATAGATAAACGGATCGTGTTTACGGATCTCTGCAAGTCTCTTTCTTCTTTTGTATCTTACGTATGGATAAGTTATCCAATCAATAAAACTATTCCAAATCTGGATAAGCATTAATTATCTCCGGGTAAATATGTTCTGCCCAATCTATATGAGCTTGTTCTCCAAGATGCCAATATGTTTGGCTTTTTGGTGAATGACCTTTAACCTCAGTGCACCATCTATAGTAGTTGAAGTGTTTGTCCATAGGCTTGTAATAAAATTTCTCATCAATGTTATAGTAAATCTTTTGATTGCCTACAAAAGGAGGGAACGTAATCTCTTGATGTGGCTTAGGAGGGTTTGATGTATGTGTATCATAAAAGTTTTCTA